ACTGGAATCGCGTAGATTCCAGCAACTGCCAGGTTGCGTCCGAGCTTCTTCAACTTTGAGGTATTCTTGATGGGCTCCTCGACGACGGTGTTGTTGGTCTCGTTGCTCATAATTTAAACTCCTTAGTTAGTAGGGTCTCATATAGGGGTAAGTATTTTACGCGACCTATTTTCAGAAATCTCCCCCCGGGGATTTTTTGGGATCGAAAAAAAAATATGAAAGGCCGCAGACGCGGCCCTCCATACTTAGACTTCCTTCTAAAGCTTTGTTACCTTGGCTTTGACACCAGCTGCATAGCTCTGGACGTGATGACGTTCACGTGCTCATGCCTGATAATCAGCATTATTCCGACAATATTCGTAGCGGCCAGGAGTATGGTATCTGGATGCAGAGTAGAAGGTTTCTCTTCTTCCTTCATCTTCTGTAACTTGATAGCGTACTCCAGCGCTTTCGGATATTCATCCGAATCAATCTGCTGACTAGCCAGGTGGCTGAGCACACGTTCAGTCTCAGTTTCGAGCTGCGACTTGTGTCTCGTCTTCCTGGTAAACATAACGCTCCTTCGGTAGGGTCTCATATAAGGAGGAGCATTCTACGCGACAGGATCTTCTATAGGAGGTTTGTTATTGATCTGGAATGTGGCCTCTTTTTTGTCTTTGAGGCCCTCTGGGTCGTCCTTGAGCGTCAGAGAATATAGAAGCTTCTCTGGTGTCTCTTGAACGTTTATCGCTCCGACATATTTGGCACCACTGTCCTCGTATGACTTGCTACTTATGCCTAGAAGAGCTCCAAGAAAGGCTTGGGTAGCTATGAGCGTCCCCAGAACTTGCTGTGCTGCTGGTAGACCCCAGATCTGCGCGAGAGCGAAATATAACGTGCCAACTGCAGGTATGACTATCCCTACTACAAATTTGATTACATCATATAGATTATTCGATAGAAGATGGGGTTCTGATTCAGGCCCAGCCAAATGTCACCTCCCTAACCCAACATCGCTACAGTTGGATAAGCTTTCTCTCCTGCATTATCTTGTGCGCGAATATACTCGGTAACCATAGAGGTTTGGACTATCTCGCTGTTACCTTGCACTTCGATTACATCACCTAGGTTGTAGTCAACTCCATATTGGAATTGGTGCAGAGGAACGATCTCTCCGTCGATCGCTCTCTGGAATCGGTTGTCGGTCAGGGCTAGATTTGCACGGCTATTCAGGATACTGACAAGATTGTTTGGATCTCCACCAACCTGATCCGTCGTGATGTCCTCCTCAAAGGTCAACATCGCACGTAGGTCGAATCCCGTGTATTGAGCTCCAGCCAGACTGCTCACACCAGCGATAGTGGCTAAGCCATCCGGGTTGCCTGGCGCGAACGAATATACAAGAGTCTTCTGGCTCTTATTGGACTGCAGCTCCTTGATGTTTGCCAATGAGTCCATCTGAGGAGAGAATCGAATGACCGTATTGACACTTTGCCCACTCGTATGATCAAGACCACGATAGCAACGGAATCCGAGCGCATATGACGTATCTGTGACCGAATCCAGAGTGATCTGCATCCCGACCTGGTATGTCGTGCCAATTTCCCTCAGAGCGTCGTATACGGGCCCATAGGGGGCAGCGTAGCTGATAGGTGAACCAGCATTATCAATCGATTTACCATACAGACCAGGAATGATTAACGAAGAAGGATTAGGGATCCCAGTGGGGACGCTTCCATCCAAATATCCTCCACCAATGCACATGTAATAGACGATGTACCACATTGTCATACCAGGAGTTAATCCCGACATGTACCAATACCTGTCCTCATGCGCAGGTGTTATACGAATGAACCGGTTATTGAGGAACACCATCAGAGAAGACCCGGTTGCCTTCAGAGTACCTGATTCGATGTCTACGGTGTCGATCAACATGATCTCACCACTACCAACTAGACCCAGGAAAGTGCCCACTGTCAAACTTTGGATCATGTCGGTAGTTGCCGGGACAATCAGCTCGACTTGGCTATCGCCATAATATCGCTCGGTCCAGATAGCCGATACGAACTTGTCTATCACATCTTGTCTAATGAATTGTCGATTCAGGGTGAATAGTTCCACTCAGAGACCCCCAAAGCGCTCAAAATATCTGAGCTGCCATTGCTGCTTACCTGGAGAATCTGTTATGACTGAGAAATCGTTCACACCAGGCTTCAAAGTGGGCCACTGAGAACCGATTTGAAGTTTTGACAGGAGATTGGTAATGACACCTGTATTCCACGCCACGTTCCGAACGTATTTTGCGCCAGGTACAGAATTCATCAGGAAGTACTTTGACGCATCGACTGAAGCAGCCACTCGGAAATATGAAATTACTGCTTCACCGATTTGAATAGCTATGAAAGTGGGAGCCGGATCGGCCTCTCTAAGTACTTCGACATTGATCCCAGCTTCGATAGATCCCTCGTAGTCGATGTCCATCGGAGCAGAGCCATCACTGGTGTCACCTGTGACCAAGGTAGCTGTGACAGCTGTGAAATATGGATCTGGACAGATGATAGAAACCAGGATCTCTAAGTCTTTGCTGAATGGATTAACCGAGACAGTTTCAACATACCCGTAAATTTCCACCGGGGGCATATCGTCGCTTCGAAATACCAATCTTGTCAACAGCTTTGGCATGAAATATGAATAGATGAGTCGTCGAAGACTCTCAAATGTCCAGTCATGCCAATCTGGATTCGGGTGGAGAGTAATGACAATGTTCCTGCTTGCCACACTGCTCCCTGTATAAGCTACTCCGTCAACAGATCCGAATGGCGATGTGTTGACAGCAGCTGCAACTGGATCCAATCCGTCTATATTTCTGATCTGGATCAGGTCCGTTTCTTCTCTACCATCATCACTTAAAGATAGCGTCGGGGCTGATTCCCAAGAGCTATACGCTTCAAGTTGTGTCAACACACTTGTTCAGACCTCCATTCTCAAATATAACTAGGGCTCCCGAAGGAGCCCCGAGCTATCACGCATTAGCGAGCGCTGTTCGCATTTGGGACAACTGATTCTTCGTCTGCCTGTAGATTTCCACAGGCGACAACGATTCGGGTGAGTAGTTGTTCTGCTCGAACTTGATCACCGATGCTTCTGTACCCGTAGTGTCACTCACAGCGCCTTGAGCCGCTTGTGTTGAGGATATAGAAGCAGCCTGTCCGTATGAAGTCGTTGCGACAGGGCTAGTTTCAAATATAGAATTCATCTGATCGGCAGCAGCTTGAACCTGCGTCAAATCCACTACAGGCGTTATTGTCGGGCTAACCTCCATCAGATCACTGAGAGAAGGAATCGTATTAACTGAATCGATTATCGAGTTGACCACATTCTCCACAGAGGCAGCTGGTGCATCCGCATTGTCGTCAAGACCCAGGGTCAGACCATCGATGATCTGTGTACCAATCTCGTAGAAGACCTTGGAAGGAGATCCGATGTGCAACAGTTTCTTCGCTGCCTTGGGAATGGATGACACAATGCTGATCGCCTTGGATACGACAGAACCAGCCAGACTAGCCATACCACTGATCATACCTTGAATCATTGACCAGCCAAGATTCCATCCAGCCTTCTCTATCTGAGGCTCGTACTTCCTAGCCGCTGCTGAGCAACCATTGATGAAGTTGAGAATGGCTTGGGCACCCTTGTCGACCAGATCAACAGCTCCGGCAGATATAGCATTTATGAACTTACCGATAGAGGTCGCACCCGCGGAGACAATCTTCGAATACTGATCGCCAATACCAGTTATCAGGTGAGCTATGATGTTCCCACCCTGATTGAGTACCTTACCGATGTTATCGGAGATACCACTCAGGAACTTAACGAGAATATTGGCACCGGAGTTGATGACCTTCCCGATGCCGTTGGCTATTGCGTTAAGTAACGTGGATATAACATTAGCTGCAGTGTTGATAACCTTGCCCAAGCTGTTGGCAATACCCTGTACGAAACTGGTCAACACACCGACACCGGCCGCTATGATCTGCGGCAAATGCGATGCTATCGAGTTCAACAAGGTGATGACAACCTGAGCAACCATGGATACAACTTGGCCTATGTTGTTCTTGACACCCGTTATGAGCGCTAACAACATAGAGAGCCCAGCTTGAACTATGGATGGATAGTTATCCTTGATTACCTTCAACGCCGCTTGAATAAGAGCATCGAATGCCTTAGCAAGCTGAGGTGCCGCTTGAATAACAGCATTGGCAAGCGCTACGAGTATCTTCCCAAGAGCTTCTACAAATTGCGGAGCAGCTGCGGCAATACTGGTTACAATTCCCAGAAGTGCAGTGACTACACCCTTGACAAAGACAGGGATCTGATTCATGAAGTCGGTGAAACCCTTGAGTAATATCGCAATAGCGGTTGGGCCAGCTATCGCAATGGCACTCAGACCGGCTCCGATCAGGAATATACCTGCGCCAACCAATGCAAAACCAGCACCGATAAGCGTCATAGCTGCGCCTAGAGCCAATAGAGCAGGCGCGACCGGCTCGAGTAGTATCCCAGCAGCTCCAAGAACGACGAATGCCGCTGCCAGAGCGACCATACTCTTGATGATCTCACCCCAGGACATCTTGCCCAGTGACTGGATCGCCGGAGCTAATATGGCAATAGCACCCGCAGCTACTATCAATGCGGCAGCTCCGCCCAGACTTCCTTGCATAACGATCAAAGCAGCAGCCAAGATAGCCAGAGATGCGGCGAGAGCTATCAGACCCTTCGCAAGCTCTCCTATAGACATGCCGCCGAATGATCCAACTGCTTTGGCAATGCCCTGTAGAGCAAATGAAACCAGAAGAAGTCCAGCTGCCTGAACTGCCATAGTCGCGGGCATAGCTTGAACAGCCAATGCAATCGCAAGCAGCGCTACTGCAATAGCACCGATACCTTTACCCAGTGTCTTCAGATCCATCTTGCCGAAGGTCCCAACGGCACTGGCGATTAGTTTGAGTCCAGCACCGACTGCAATCAGACCGACGCCAATTTGAATCATCCCTGACGGGAATATCTTTGAAGCTGCGCCAATTGCGGCAAGTGAAACTGCAACCGAACCGATACCCTTACCAAGCTCGGACCAACTGAGACCACCGAAATCCTTGACGGCACTCGCCAAGATCTTCATCGCAACTGCAATAGCTGTAATACCGACGCCAGCGGTGATCATTCCTGCTGAGCTCTCAGATAGAGGCCCAGCTGCCTTGGAGATGCCGACTAGAAGTACACCTACTCCGCCAAGACCCTTGGCAAGCTCAACCCAGCTAAGCCCTGAGAGTCCCTTGACAGCGAGTACGAGAATATCGACAGCTGCAGCCAGCCCAATAAGTCCGGCGGAGATAAACGGGAGCTTGATGAAGCCCGTACCCGAGCTGATCTGATCGATGACCTTGAACGCACCAAGAAGCTCAGTGAATCCAATGGCCAAGGCTGCCATAGCCGTGTTCATCTTCTTTGCATCGACCATGGACAAACCGATAATCGAAGCAGCGAGAAGAGCAACTGCTATGGCGATCTTCTCTATCGCACCAGCCTTGATACTGGTCTGCATAGAGGTTAGTACGCCAGTCAGGCCCTCGAAAGAGGAAGTGATACTCTTTAGAATTCCTCCACCGACGAGATCTGAGATCCCACCACTGAAGAACTTCTTGAAGACCAAATATATACCGCCAAGAAGCCCGGTCCTTATGAGATTCATAATACCGTTGAAGTTGATATTCTGAATCGCAGTGGAAATCAGAGTCCCGAGACTTCCAAACAGATTGGCAATACCTTGAATCGCGGGTTGAAGAACCTGGTCAGCATTCCCGAATCCAGCTACGAAGCTATCCCAGACCTTCTTGAACCCTTCCATGATCTTCTGCAGTGGAGTAATAGCAGCGCCCATTCCTCCCAGCGCAGCAGTAAGTCCTCCTCCAGCATTCTGACCGAACCCACTGAAGACAGTGCTGATAGCATGCCCCAGTTTTCCAATGATTGACAGCGGTGCGGCAAGAATATTTCCTAAGGTCTCAAAGAAGTTGTGAAGCCTGTCACCCTTCTTGAGAGTTTCATCAACCTTCTTCAGGAAATCGCCGATAGTTGCAGTAAGACTCAGGAAGCCACCGCCACCCTTGCTGACTGCACCGAAGACCTTGCCGAAGACGATAAATATACCGCTTAGAATCTGCTTACCAATATCAAGGATTGCAAAGAGACCCTCAAACGTACGCTTCAAGCTGTCTAGAGTCTGAGGGCTCGGCTTGAGGCTCTTGATGAAGTTGTCAAACCTGACAGTCAGGTCATAGAGTTCTTTCCCGGTTGTCGGCGGGAAAATATCGCGGAAAGCCTCTTTGACAGTCTTGGCAACTGCCCCGAGCTCTTCCCAGGCTTTCTTAATCGCATCAATCAGAACAGTTCGCCCACCAAGCTTTGCCCAATCCTCGAGCAATGTGTTCAGCTTGTAGATGGGGACTGTCAGAGCATTCTCAAGAACTACGTGTAGCCCGCTGAAGAGCTTCGTAGCGGCATTAATGTTGCCGAACAAGGTCTTGAAGATAGTGGCATATGCAGTCGCCACTTCCTCTTTCAAGGCTTCGGTCAGCTGGGTGTAAGTCTTGATATTGGTTGCAGCGCCCAGAGCAACTTTACCCATCTTCTGGATATTCTTGATCTGGTCATCCGTATAACCTTGAGCTTTCAACTGAGCTTTGGTCATATCGCCGGTAAAGCCCTGCAACGTCTGCGTCAGGACCTTACCTGTGACCCAACCACTCTTCAATGAGCCTCTGAAGGTGTTACCAGCATCTGTCCACTGCTTGAAGGTCTCACCCATGTTCACACCCTTGATGGTGTGAAGAGCTTTACCCGTATTGAACAGAGCTTCCTGGAATACCTTACCACCCATACCCGCGTTTACAACTGAGTTCCAGTCTTGCAGTCCGACTTTATTAGCTGCGATAGCCTGAGACAGCTGATACATCGCAGTTGAAGCTTGTGCCGAGTTGGAACCAGATAGCGCCGCTAGGTTAGCGATACCCTTGATCGACTCAGTCGACGTCTTCAGATCGACACCGGCAGCCGTGAAGGTACCGATGTTCTTGGTCATCTCGGAGAAGTTGTATACAGTCTTGTTCGCGTAAGTGTTCAGATCGGCCAGAGCCTTGTTGACCTGATCCAAACCCTTCTTACCCGTAAGACCTGTGTTCGCCAGGATGACCTGAACCGCGTTGATCTGAGTTTCGTAGTTCTTGAAACCCGCAACGATCGGGTCGATAGTGAAAGACTTTACCAGCGATATTCCAGCGGAGACAGCTTTACTGACAATCGAGTTCAACGCTGAAATAGCAGCAATGCCTAGAAAGGAGAATTTGCTCTTGATAGAGTCAATAGCCTTGCCGATATGACCGAGGTCGACCTTGTCAGCAGAAGCGGCAACATCGTCCAAGCCTTTACCAGCGCTTGGGAATTTTAGAGACTCCTTCAGCTTGTTAAGTGCATTGATAGCCGAGTTCACACCAGTTTCGAACTTACTGCTTTCGAAACTCATTGATACGACTTTGTCATCAATGTTTGCCATTAAACTTTGGTCACCTCCTTCCAAGCATCGGCTGCTATTCGATCAAATATAGGACGTATCGCAGGCATGATGTAGTCTCGCCCTTGAACGTACCCACCAGTACCTGTTCCATGCCCATATTCCAGCAGTATGGCAATCGGTCGACCGGCTACGACATGACTGTTATGCCAACGAATAGAATAGTACCCTCTTCGTTGAACAATCTCGAAATACCAGGAAGCTGCGGTCAAACCAGTATCCGTTGGAGTAGCGTTGGACAGCGCTGCTACGCCAAGTGACCCATATTTACCAAGAGTAGCGTACAGATCATCTTTGCTCAGATGACTCAAATATCGTTCTGTGTTATTGAATGAGCCCTTCTGTGTAATTTCGATTCCCATAAGTCATCAGGCTGCAGTAAGTCGAATGGTCACTGCACCTGGATCACTGGGAACTCTGTGTCCTGCCGACGAACCATACACGTTTGGGAGCCCGTCAATGGGTGTGGTCTTTCCTCCACCGGCATATCCACCCATGACATTAGCCGCACCACTGGGATTATCGGTAGTCGCGGCACTTCCTGGCCCATAAACTACCTGATCTGCAGGATTGTATGAGCCTCGTCCCCCTGCGGTACCAGCGTTGCAAGTAACTGGCGGAGAGCCGTACTTACCTACACCTCCAGCGCCCCCACCCCCACCTTGACCAATGGTCCCATCCCAGGTACCGTCAGCGCCAGGTGTTCCAGCAACACCAGGGCCAGTTGCAGAAGGTGTACCAGCGACTCCACCCTTTCCACCACCTCCCGGTGTGATGCTGTTTCCCACTCCACCGTCGCCACCGTTAGCCTGCGTAGGGACAGTTACGGAGTTTGATTGGGCTCTCTTACCACCCTTTCCTCCTGAGGCTCGGCAAGTAGTTCCATTGAATGAGGAATATCCACCATCTCCACCATCAGTGGTAACAGCTGGGTTGTTTTGGTCCTCCGTTCCCAAAAGTCCCCCGGAGCCAATTACCACTGGACATGAAGCAGGTAGTGCCGATAGCAATCCCTGAACTCGGTGAAGACCTCCGCCTCCTCCGATCCCGCCAGGACTTCGAACCAGAGTACCCGTGTTAGCAGTATTGATACCGCCGCCCATACCACCTCCACCACCAATGCAGATAACATCGAAATCGGTGTAACCCATGGCAGTATACTTGGTCGGATCAAAATTCTGGTTCACTATGAACTTGATCACCAATGGATCTGGGCGAATTAAACTTCCTGCAAGCTCGAATCTCATTAGAGCTCCTGAACAGAAAGCTGACCTTCTTGCATAGTCCAAATATTAGCGACACTTGACGAAACACTCATGTACACTGTATGAAACCCTGCTCCCAGTCGCATAATACTAGATCCAGATGATATGCCATGAACGTATTGCTGTGCTGCAGCAGCAATTTCTACTTGGGTATAAAGACCCGTTCCATCGACAAATACTTGACGATTAAGTCCTGACAAAGTAGAACTGCTATCATGATTAGTGTTAACGTGATGGTAAATTCGAAATAATCCGGCTCGTTCAAGTTTAAAATTAAGTGTAGCTACTGTAAGGGCAGGAGAAGCTGGTACTGCTCCACCAGAAGCTACCACTTCAAGTCCCAATTTAGGAAAAGCAGCATCAACAGTTTTTGATCTCATGCCGCAACCCTCAAATCCACTTGTGCAACATTTTCTAGAGAATCAAACACAGCCAAAATATCAGTTGCACTCATAGCTTCAACATGATCGCCGACATTCTTTGGAGATGGTGCCAATGTTTGCGAAACTTTGGAATATAGCTTTGTTATGTCTTCAATAGTCAGCGCGTAATTGCATATGAATACGCCATCAGCCTGTCCAGTATACACTTGAGCGCCCCATGTGGAAGTCCCAATACGAAGACCATTGGCGCCAATAAGAGTAAGTGCATTCATAACCGTTGATTCAGCTACAAGTTTCCCGTCAAGATACAATTTGCGTTTCACACCATCAGTGGCAGCATTATCCTCAACTGCAACAGCATGATGCCATTGTCCATCGCAAGCATAAGGACCTATTATTGCATCTGCACCATTGGTGAAGAAAATCGAACCATTAGAAACTCCCAAACGAGCATCGGCTGCGCCCAATGCTGTGCCGCCATACCCCACAATTGTACCTACATTAGCAGATGATGATTTAAACCAACAACCATACGATCGTGAATTCAGAGCAGCTGGTAACCCGGCGTCCGTCGAAGCCAATGATTGAGCACCGTTGAAGTTATACGCATTCCCGGCACTACCATCTGAACCAGCTACACTCACTGCATTGCCCGGATTAGTCAATGCTGCGCCATTTGAACCTTCATCCCCAAGCGATCCACCTGAGAAATTGTAAAGGCGCAATGGCTGAGTTGAGAAATCAGCAGCAACAAATGTCGCACCACGACGACGCCGACGAATATTGATCGAAGCCCTTGAAGGAACGGCAGCAAGTGTATGCGGAATCCTAGCGCAATAAAGATTACGAATCTGATCTTCAGAAAGCACATCCGCCGTAATAAAAGCTTCGTCAACACGACCCAAATGCTGAAATTGACCAACGGTACCCGCATCTGCGCTACGACAACCAATGTTCAATGGGGCTGATCCAGAAAACATAGGAAAGGAAAAACTGCCAATACCCTCTAAAACCCCATCTACATAAAGTTTTGTATACACACCATCATGCACAGCCACAGCAAAATGCCAACTATTATCAGTAACATCAGTTACACCTGTTACTGTATATGAATTGTTGCTACCATCAGGACAAACGCCAAAACGAACAGCGTTTACATCCGTAATCATCAATGAATAGATTTGCTGAGGCGCCGACGCGTATTTGTCGACAAGCATTTGATACGTGCCCTTCTTGGCTGTGCGAACCCAACATCCAACCGATCCAGTTTTAATTCGAAACGGATCATTTGCTCCTGTATCTGGAATATAAAGCGCTTGTCCGCCAGCAGCAGAAAAGAGTGCCGCTGTTGCAGCCCCACCATTAATACCAGTAACAAATGATACTGGACCTTTGACAGTAAGATTACGTCCATTACCACTTACGTCACTGAGATCCGAAAGATTCCACAAACCAAGAGGTGCAGACAATCCCATATTCGTGAAATCAGCGGCCGTAAGTTGACGACCAGCACGAATCTGGTTGATGATGCCTACATCAGACACAGATATAGCATTAAGCACAACAAGATCTGACCCAACCGGACCTGGATCACCTTTAGGACCTTTAACACTTCCTGCGTTGATCTGAGTTCCATCGTGTTTGGTGAGAATCAGATTACCACTAGCGTCAACGTCACCATCCACAACCGAGGCAGCTTCAATTGCCAACATCCGGTCAGCGGTAAGACTTGTAACTGTAGTCATTTCACCTCCTCAGTCTGGATTTGTGGTAGAAATCTGATATGTGGTCACATCCAAATATACAACGTCAGCATTATCTATCTGGAACGTAGTCGGGTTGATCATAGTGATGTAGTTGTCACTTGCATCAATAGCTTTCCACGTACCATCACCATTATCGATAATGACAAGCGACCCCAGTGAAGCAAAAAGATCCAGAAGTTCATTCATCGACGGAAAATATGGATCACTGTCAGCTGATCCATAGAGAATGTCTTCTATACCTTGCAGCACCTCAAGTGGAGTGTCGTTGGAATCGATGGAAACGTGAACCGTGGGCCTATACTTACCTGTCCTTGGCGGAGTACCACTCAACGTCCAAGAGAATTCAATCGGCTGAAGCGCTGTACCCGTGAGTGTGGGGTATACAACAGTATCTGGATCAGCTACAAGATTGTAAAGCAGATGAATCTTGTAACCATGATCTATACCGTCTAGATCATTTCCCACCATTGTCCGATAAGATAGGTTGAAGCTCTTGGATGGCTGATTGTAGAAGAGCAATCCGTCGGAAGCAGAGACAACTCCATTGATTGAATCGAATTCTTCCGGATAGGTGAATGCTTTGAGTTTACCGGAAAAATCCCCCGGAAGAATATTGTCCAAATACTTTACACCATCAAGGTAAAACGATTTCAGTTCTACGGTAGAAGTCTCTTCCACAGAAGTGATTCCGTTCCAAGCTACTCCCGATCCGTTCTGTAGATAAAGAACTCCACGATCGACGCCAGTTTGATAAGTTCGTTCACCTGATTTGTCCCAAACAAGAGCTGTCATGTCACCCCCTTGTGCCCAATTGTGCCCTGCGTTGAGCATTGAGTTCTCGATTTCGAGCTGCGATTTCGGCTCGACTCATCTTCTGCGGTTTCGCTTGCTTGATGTTGCATACTCGAATCAAAGTAAACAATCGATTGAGGTGCCATCTCTCACATTCGAATGGGATCTGGAAAGCAATCATCCAATAATAGATGACTTCCGAAGTAATCACTTCTCGACTTCGTGGAGTTCCTGGTTGATCACTGAACCAGGTAGCAGTCATCTTGGCGTCGATGTATTCGTTTATCTCTGCGATGTTCGATTCAGAGAGTTTGTGGAAAATTTCCTCCGGGGGATTTTGAGTCAATGTCATTGCTTTTACGTAGCCGAGAACTTCCTCTACCGTTTTTTCAGTAGAGGCAAGAAACGGCTTCTCGTAAATTGACTCCCATTTTGAAAGTGAGACCAGAGAATGCTCTAGCTCCAAAGTGAAGTCGTCTCGAGTGACGAACTCTTGACTTTCATCATCGAACATTTCGACGCCTGGAACTACAATCTTGAGCATTCCCTAGTCTCCTCTCATAGCAGCCCCATCCTAGTAATCAAACGTCCAGTCGTCGTCGCCTGTGATTGCATGACCAGGCTGTGCATGAGCCGTCACTTCAGATGACTGCCCAGCTGTCATAGCGGGCTGAGCACCAGTTGACGCATCGACGCCATTGACCTTCCAATCCACACCAGCCACAGCCGGAATGGTGACCACATGAGTGGCCGAATCATAAGACGGAGCGTTGGCATCCGTCAAACGAACATTGGTGATTGTCCCTGCGAACATGCCCAGAACTTCATCCGGAAGAGGAAGCCTGGCGTCGACTGATCCCGAGCCGAACAGTGCCTCTTCGAGAGTAGCTAGTGCATCTGCGTCGACCTTGCTTGAATCGATCGACAGCATGGCAGCTGGCTTGTACCCAGTGACCTGAACTGGCGTAGTCGTGACGTCCCAGCTGAATGCAGTCGCTGCAGGTGAGTCGTTGATCGTGGCATAAGCCTTCTGAGAAGGAGCCGCCTGTGCTCCATAGATCAGATGCAGCTTGTACCCATGATCTGTGCCGTCCAGATCATTGCCGACTCGAGTACGGTAACAGAGACCGAAGATCTTTCGGCTCTGCTGCCCAATAGCAACCCCAGGCTCGGGCATCGCCGTACCATCGCACTGAGCGAACTCGTCAGGGTACGTGAACGCCTCGACTGTCGCTCCGAACTCCTCGGCAGAGATCAGGTTCAGGTACTTGATGTTGTCTGCATACTGCGGGTTGGATGCAGCTCCTGAAGGTGACTCAGTAACAGTCGTGAGACCGTTCCAAGCAACCCCATCCTTGTATTCGCCCGTGTCATCGGGGATATAGAGGACTCCGTGGTCTACGCCCGTCTCATACAGCCGTTCACCCACTTTGTCCCACTCAAGGGCTGTCATTTGCTTCCTTTCCCTTAGAAGAATACTCTGTAAACGTCATGATTCAGGTTGTCGACTGTAAAAAACCGAGTAAATAGACTCATCGGTAATCCAGCTATCTTTCCTGGAATATCACTATCAGGATCTCGATCTATGACCGTGACCATATATCTTATAACATGATTATATGGCACATTATCAGCAAATTCAGTCTCCGCATAATCACGCTTATAGATAATGCACGGATACTCCAACGATATGTTTACCGGAGGCTGAAAATATACGTTGTCAACAAACGATTGAAGAAGCTCATGGAGCTGCAGGCGTGGGGCCATTGTAAACCTCCCCTAGTCTTAGCAGCAGACGAGGCCTCTGCACTTCAACGGATGAAATCGTCCACAGAGACCCCGCCCATTCCACATAACGAATGGCAAAGAAATGTTCGTTGGCATATTCGTCAGCCATAATACTGATCGAGTTCTGCACGCTGAGATCCATGTTGAGATTCTCTCCTTGACGGAGTTCTCTCGAGTCACGGATAACATCTCCGTAATATGGATACTCGACTATCTCATCAACCCATACACCAGGAGCTGATTCTACAGTCTCGCCATACCCGACACGACCAAAGAACCTTGCCATTGAGAACCTACCTTTTCGTTAGTTCTCGTTCGTGTAGGTCCACTCGTCGTCGACGTTGTTAGCGAAGTAATGGCCCGCAGTTGGGACAGCGTAGACCTTGAGCGTCTCACCTGACGCCAACGCGACGGTAGCATTGTCCGCCAGAACTGTGTTGTCATCTGCACGATGATAGATGACGCCGGTTGTGCCGTTGATGGTAATAGTCGTACCATCGAAGGACGGCTCATTCGGAACAGTGAGTACGTCAGCTCCAGCAACCTTCTTGATGACCAGAGCGGAACGGATCTTCGTAAGGGCGCCCGAGCAACGAGACTCAAGCAGGTACTTGTACTGGTTGTAGTCGATGTCGAAGAAGTCGAAG